AAAGTCAATCCAATGTTTTCTTTCCCAGGAAAAACTCAGTTGCATAAGTCCCCTATTGCAACAGGAGTTACAATTTCAACAGAGAAAGGACCAGTTCATATGGCTCCTCCTTACCCCTTAACTACGGCACCAGCGAAGTTAAGAAAAGGTTTGGATGAAAATGGAATTGAGCAAGACCCAGTTTTGCTTTCTCTTAGAAAATTTAAAGGAAAGAAAGTGCTTAAGATGCCCCCAGAATTCTATGATGACGATGTGTGGGATGGATGTTTTCCGACCTATCTCACTAATCGTGGTTTAAGAATGTTGACCATTGAAGAAGCAGTTTTTGGCTGCAAAGCACTAAATATTGATGGAATTGATATTTCTACCTCCAGCGCGTTTCCTTATGTGGCTGCAGGTATTAAGCGATCAGAACTCATCAATAAAGAAACCAAATTTATCCATCCTATGCTCCGTGCATCTGTGCAATACAGATTGGACATGGCAGCACAAGGAAAGATAGTACCTTTGGTTTGCATTGGAATACTCAAAGATGAAACTCGTGAGCTTAGTCGAGTTCATAAATATTTTACTCGAATGTTTTTGAATGGACCAATAGATCACTTGATTTTTTCTCGAATGGCGTTGGGCGCTTATGCAATCGCAGTTGAACATACTCGATTGGCAGATATTCAAGTCGGACTGAACCCTTATAGTTCTGACTGGCGAATACTTTACGAGCGCATGACACGTTTTGGAAAAGATATGGAGAACATCTTTGACAATGATACGGCAGGATGGGATATTAATTTTTGTCCTGAAGTATCATATGGATTTACTGAACAGTTTGAAAAGAGGATAACCAAAGACCCGTTTTGGTTAGCTTGTATTTTCTCGTGTTTAGCTTCCGCTTTCTCTCCTATTGTTATTGTATTAGATAATGTTATGATGGTAGACATGCAGCCTTCTGGCTGGTTTGGAACCTCATTAATGAACTCTGTTTTGAATTCAGTTAAAAATAGAGTGATTTTTAAGAAATTATCGCAAAAACATACTTCTCAACCGTTGAAATTTGAAGATTTCGTTGAATTGTTAGTTTATGGAGACGACGTCAACGGAGCTTTCGATCCAGACATTAAATCTTGGTTTAATGGGCAGACCATTGCCCAAGCAGCCAAGAAATATTTTAATCATGAACATACAGATCCTAATAAAGGAGATGATATTCCCTTAGGACGTAACATTGATTCGGTAGTTTTCCTTCAGAGGAAATACACATTTAGTGAAGGTTTAATCAGTGCCCCCTTATCTGAACAAACTTTGTACTCAATGGTTCAATGGATTCGAGAATCCAAGGAATTTCGTCCAGAAGTTCAATTTAAAATAAACTGTGATAACGCACTCATAGAGTGGGCAATTCACGGTAAGAAGTTTTTTGAAAAGAATAAAATTATACTTAATGTATTTTTGAGAGCTGTTAATCAACCTCAGTTTTCGAAAATGTATGAAGATGTGATGGCAGAACTTGTTCACCGTCACTGTCATAATTAATTCTATACAATAATAAAAATATGGCATCTCGATAGCCTAAAACATGAGTAAAGTTGCTATGACCTTATATTCTAGTGTGCTAGATAAGGGTTAATCAACCTCTTAATTGCAAAGCCATCCCGATAGGCCAAACATGGGACTTTGGATGAACTGCTTAATATACTAGTGTGCTAGTTGCAAAGCTACCAGGTGTGTCTCACCTGTAAGAGAGTTTATCCCAAGGATATTGGCACGATCTGCCGAAAAACGTATCAGTAGTGTTTTACTGATTTTGAATGGGCCCCTCCAACCCGATTGGAGATTTAACACTCACGAACGATAGATCTTACTCAGCTAAAGTCAACTAGCAGAGTATTGCTTCCTCGTGTTGCTCACACCGACACCTCACCTCCCCTTTAGTTTGCTCGCTAGAGGATATAGGCAAATAGAGCAGCTCAACTCAATACCCAAGAAAACACAGACTCCGTCGATAGAGTCTTAACACAAGCAACTGACGAGAACATCTCGACTCAGGATAGTCAGGTCAAATTCGAAGACGCCAGCAATGTCGTTAGCCAGACTACTAAAAACGATCTCGTAACTTTATATTCCAAAGTTAATCCTATGCCTAATGAGACCCCAACAGGTATAATAACTAGGAATGTATTAGTCGGGACGTACAGCTGGACCAGCGCTAGCACATCGATTGTTGCTATGGACCCCTTATTGGCCCTTGTCAACTCGTCGTTAACAGTTCAAAAAGTGCTTGGAGATTTGGATACGATCCCTCCTTTGTACCGTTATTTGAGATGTAGTTGGAAGATCACCGTCAGGGTGAATTCCACTCCATACCATCAAGGAACTTTAGCGGCGTATTGGCAACCGCCTATGAATGCTGTTGTTGTATACTCATCTCCCTTTGAGTTTATGATGTGCAGACCAGTCATTTTGTCTGCTTCTTTACAGGACTCTGCTGAAATAGAGATTCCTTATATATCACATAAACCTCATATAGATTTGTTGAACTACACTTCATTGGTCGATACACCAAAATTCAGTGTGCGGGTGCTTAATCCTCTCTTGACTTCCTCAAGTTCTGTAACAGATACTGTTGCGGTATCCATTTTCCTTCAGATGATGAATCCACAACTATATGCGTACATTCCAGTACCACCACCGATTCCCAATAAAT